AGTTTCCCCTGTTGCAACAAAAGATTGCATCACGAGTGCATGGCCCGAACGCTCAGACTAAAGGCACTAGAACACGATCCCCTTTTGTGATAGAAGGCAAACCATGACCGATAAGCCATACAGCACAGGAAAAAACCCAGTCAATGGCAGGTTTGCGCCTGGGAATAGATTTTGGGAAGCCAGAAGCTCGCACGGCGCAAAGCCTAAGTTTGAAAACCCAGAAGACCTATGGGACGCGTGCACGCAATACTTTGAATGGAACGAAGATAACCCCCTAATCGAAACAAAGGGCTTTGCGTTCCAAGGTGTGGTGACGCAAGAAAAGCTACCCAAGATGCGAGCAATGACGATTTCAAGCCTGTGCCTGTTCTTGGACGTGACCCACAAACAATGGATTGAATGGCGCGAAAAGCGTCCCGATTTAAGTGAAGTCATCGCAAAGTCAGAGGCAGTTATTTTCAAACAGAAGTTTGAAGGAGCATCCGCTGACTTGCTAAACGCCAACATCATCGCAAGGGAATTGGGATTGACTGAAAAGAAGGAAGTCATCGCAACCACAACCGTCAAGATCGACAAGAGCGATGGCGAGCTTTGAGTTAACGCCCAAGCAGGTTGATCAGCGTTCTCTTGCGGCTGGACCCGCGCGTCATATCCTTGCCTATGGTGGATCACGATCTGGAAAGACATTCGGTTTCACGCGTTGCATCTGCGCCCGTGCTATCATGGCCCCTAGATCGCGCCACGGGATATTCCGCCTTCACAACGTTGACATTCGCCAAGCGGTTATGATGGACACTTTCCCATCTGTGATGGCGGCGTGCTGGCCAGAGGTTGATTACACCACAAATAAATCAGACCAGTTTGTCACAATCCACCTTGATGGGGGAGACAGCGAGATATGGTTTGCCGGTCTTGATGACAAAGAACGGGTGGAGAAAATCCTTGGTAAAGAGTTCGCCACGGTTTACGCCAACGAATGCAGCCAAATACCTTACGCGTCTATCCTCACGCTGCGCACCCGACTTGCCCAGAAAGCCACCAAGGTCAACGGCGACATCATGGCGCTAAAAGCCTATTATGACCTCAACCCAACCGGCCGCCGACATTGGACATATTCGGAATTTGTTGAGGGTGTCAGCCCGGTTGACAAGACGCCTATGCCAGCCGGATCGCGTGCCGTGTTGCAGATGAACCCTGCCGACAACACCCACTTGATGGCAGAATATCTTGAGGAGCTGGATTCGCTTCCAGCCGCCATGCGAGCACGATACAAGGACGGCAACTATCAATCAGACCTGCCGAACAGCCTTTGGCCGATCACTGTCATTGACGCGGGCAGGATTTCGCCCGACAAACTGCCCGAAATGCGCCGTGTCGTTGTCGCGGTTGACCCGTCTGGATCTGACGGCACCGGTGGCGACGCTCAGGGCATCGTTGTAGCAGGCAAGGGCGTCGACGGTCACGCGTATGTTTTGGCCGATTGCAGTGACACCCTATCACCAGCAGGTTGGGGCCGCGCCTCAGTAAATGCCTATGGCAAGTGGGGAGCGGATTGCATTGTGGCAGAAGCCAACTATGGTGGCGCAATGGTAGAGAGCACAATCAAAGTTTCAGACCCGTTGGCCAAGGTCAAGTTAGTCAGGGCAAGCAGAGGCAAGCACGTCCGTGCTGAGCCCATTGCGGCCCTATACGAAGGGTCCAACGGATCAGGGCCGCGCGTCCACCATGCAGGTGAATTTCCAGAGCTTGAGGACCAGATGGCTCAATTCAACACCGAGGGATACCAGGGCGGCGGATCACCAGACCGCGCGGACGCTTTGGTTTGGGCGCTTACTGAGCTTATGCTAGGCAATGCGCCATCCTTCGGAATCCTCGTCAAATCAAGCAATAGGAGAGCGGCGTGAAACCCCAACTCAACACAGCCCAACTCAACACAGCACGTCAGATCATGGCGGGCAACTCAAATCAAAGCGTTACGTCGATTCATCAGCAATCGGCCAACTACAAACATAACATCAACTATGACTTTGGCTATCCTGAAACGTCGGAGCTTAATTTCACGCTGTTTTACGATATGTGGAGGCGTAACGGGTTCGCGCATGGACTGACTGAAAAAACCGCGTCTAAAACGTGGCAAGAGTTTCCCGAAATGTGGGAAAGCGAGACACGCGTCGCCGATGGCGAAACCAAGGTTGAGAAGGATATTCGCCAGCACTTTGCGTCAATCCGGTTTTGGCAACAGCTCAAAGAAACTGACATGCGGTCCATGGTTGGCAAGTATGCAGCCGTGATCTTGCAGCTTGGCGACGCGTTGGAATATCACGAGCCTGTTGAGCGCGTGCGCGGCGGTATCACTGGCTTGGTCGGCGTTCTGCCTGCATGGGAAGGGCAGCTTGAGCCAAGCGGATGGGACACAGACCAGAAAAGCCCAAGCTACGGCAAACCCAAGATGTACAAATTCAATGAAAGCGCGGTGGACCAAGAGACGGGCAAGGTCCGCACGTTCATGGTCCACCCCGATCGGGTCTTGATCTGGTCACGCGACGGGACAACGTTCGGCGATAGCAAGCTAGAGGCGTGCTATAACGCGCTTATTGATATGGAGAAGATTCGCGGCGCCGGTGGTGAGGGGTTCTGGAAAAACGCCAAGAGCCAGCCTGTGCTTGAGGCAGATCCGGACGTTGACTTTGCCCAGCTTGCGACAATGTTGGGTGTTGAGGTTGAGGGAATTGCCGACGCCCTTGATGAGGTCATGGGCAAGTGGTCCAAGGGGTTCGACAACAGCTTGATGTTGCAGGGCATGAAGGTCAAGAACCTGCCTGTCACGCTGCCAAATCCAAAGGAATCCTTCAGCGTTGCCACGCAAGAGGTGGTTGCATCGTGGCCAATCCCTCAAAAGGAATTGATCGGAATGCAGACGGGCGAACGCGCATCAACTGAGGACGCGGCAAGCTGGTCACAGACCAACATGGGCCGCCGTGACTCACTTGTGATCCCAAACATCATGGCGCTAATGGATCGGCTTGAGAAATGGGGCGTGATCCCAGAGCGCGATTGGTTTGTGAGTTGGTCCGACCTGACTGCCCCAACGCTTGAGGAGAAATTGCAGATCGGCGAACGCATGGCCAATATCAACAAGGCGATGTTTGCAACGGGTGAACTTGTGTTCAGTGAAGACGAAATCCGCGAGGTTGCGGGGTACGAGGCGAACGGTGACGCGGGTTTCAAGGAGCCATTGGGACTTGACAGCGATGGCGATGATGTGGATGGTGATGGCTCAACAAGGGAGTAGAGACCATGACAAACGGACTAGGAACAATAACGAATACCGACCACCAGACACCCTTCGACGCTGGCATAGTGGACGAATTTGGAAACGTGATTGCCGATGACGATCAGCCACCCCGCCCGATCTTGGAAGGCAAAGAAAACCGTGGCGGCATTAACGTAAACCCTGCGGATCAGCTATTGCGGCCCGCCCCACAATGACAACATGCACCCTCATCAACGCGGACTGCCTAGAAGCCATGCGCGACATCCCAGACGGGTCGGTTGATATGGTCATGACCGATCCACCATACGGCACAACGGCGTGCAAGTGGGATACCGTTATCCCGTTCGAGCCGATGTGGGCGCAGTTGAAGCGGATCACCAAAAAGAACGGGGCTATTGTTTTGACGGCATCGCAGCCGTTTACGTCGGCGCTGATTATGTCTAATGTGAAGATGTTCAAGTATTGTTGGGTGTGGGAGAAGAGTAGAGCGTCTAACCCATACTTAGCAAAATATCAGCCTCTAAAATCACATGAAGATATTTTGATTTTTGGTGACGATTCAACAGTTTACATTCCGCAAAAAACTGACGGGGAAGCGTACAAAGTGAGTGCTAAATCTGGCGGCCGACTGCGTGGAGATGATAAGGCAAACAGCTTAAACTACCAAGGCGCGGTTAATTCTGGCAGGTATCCTCGAACTGTGCAAAAGATAAGCAACCCGTCAGCGGAAGTTGGAATACACCCCACCCAAAAACCCGTCGCCCTTATGGAATACCTAATTCGCACCTACACCAACCAAGGCGAAACCGTGCTG